CTTTATGTCCAAGCAGAGATACATGTTTATTACGAATTAGCCGATCAATTTACATTTGAAGTACCTGGTGCAAAGTTTTCACCAGCGTATAAAAAGAAATTTTGGGATGGAAAAATAAGATTATTTAATACCCAGAAAGGAGAAATATATGTTGGGTTATTAGATAGAGTAATACAATTTTGTAAAGATCATCAGTATACTTACGAATTTAAAGATAGTAAGTATTATGGATTACCCTTTGAAGTGAATGAGGGTATATCTAAAGAAGGTGTGAAAGATTATATGAATGCTATTTGCAATCATAAACCTAGATCTTATCAAGTAGAGGGAGTATACGACGCTTTAAAACATAATAGAAAGTTGTTGATATCCCCAACTGCTTCGGGAAAGTCTCTGATGATATATTCTCTTGTGAGATACTATGTTGAGAAAGGGAAAAATACTTTGATAGTTGTTCCGACGACTTCCCTAGTAGAGCAGATGTATAAAGATTTTGCAGACTATGGCTGGGACGTTGGTTCATTTTGCCACAAAATATACGCAGGTAAAGAAAGAGAGACGAACTCTCAAGTCATTATTACTACTTGGCAATCAATCTACAAACTCCCCAGGAAATATTTTGAGAGATTCTCTGTGGTTATTGGGGATGAGGCGCACCAGTTTAAATCAAAATCACTTATATCTATAATGACTAAGTTAGCGGATGCTAAGTATCGTTACGGATTTACAGGAACTCTTGATGGAACGCAAACACATAAATGGGTTCTTGAGGGATTGTTTGGACCTTCCTATAAGATCATAAAAACTGACGAACTCATGAAGAAGGGGCATTTGGCTAAACTGGATATCAATGTACTTCTATTGAAACACCCACCGAATAAGTTTGAAACATTTGAGGATGAAGTTCAGTATATAATCGGTCATAATCGTAGAAATAACTTTATTAAAAATCTTGCTCTTGATCTAAAAGGTAATACTCTTATCCTTTATGCTAGAGTAGAAGGGCATGGAGAACCGTTATATAATTTAATAAATAATAGTAACATTATTGAAAATCGTCATGTCTTTTTTGTTCATGGTGGGGTCGATACTGAGAATCGAGAAAAAGTTCGAGAAATAACTGAAAAGGAAAACAATGCAATTATTGTGGCGTCGTATGGGACTTTTAGTACTGGTGTTAATATTAAGAGATTACATAATGTTATCTTCGCGTCCCCCTCAAAATCTAGAGTACGAAATCTTCAGTCAATAGGAAGAGTTTTACGAAAAGGTAATGGAAAGGTAAAGGCCACTCTATATGATATTGCGGATGATATTAGTTACAAATCAAGAAAAAATTATACTTTAAATCATTTAATTGAAAGAATTAAAGTTTACAATGAAGAAAATTTTAATTACGATATAGTCAACATACCACTTAAAAATTAATGGGAGAAGAGTTTTACGCAATAATTAAATTAGTATCAGGTGAAGAAATAATGTCACTCGTTATGCCTGATGAAAATGATGGTGACCCTATTTTAATATTACAGAATCCTATTATAATGAAGATGCATCAAAATCCTCATGGACATTATATAAAAGTAAAGCCATGGATAGAATTAACAGATGAAGATTTTCATATGATTAAACTTGATAAGATTATTACAATGACAGAAACTCAAGATGAAAGAATAATTGAAGTTTATAAAAGATATATTAAAGATCAATCAGAATCTGAACCAATGGAAGTTTATAAACCTAATGGTGTTGTAAAACCCAATGCAAAGATGGGATATATTTCTTCTGTTCAAGAGGCTCGTATAAAATTAGAAGATATATTTAATAGTAAACCTACAGAAAGCTAAATCCTTCCTTCCAACCCTAACAGAGTTATTCTACTGAGATTTGGTTATCTTGTCAAGGCTATTCTTTTATGATATAATAAAAACTAGTTATAGAAGGGAATTCCAATGTTATGCCGAGAAAAAAGACGGAACATTATGTAAATAACAAAGAATTATTAGAAGCAATGATTGTCTATAGGGCAAAAGTTTCTCAAGCGAAAGAAATTTATATTAAAAAGTATAAGGAAGATCCTCCAAAATCAGGACCATGGGAAGGAAAACCTCGTATTCCTAATTATCTGGGAGAATCATTTTTAAAGATTGCTACACATTTATCTTATAAACCTAATTTTGTAAATTACATGTTCAGGGAGGACATGATATCTGATGGAATCGAAAATTGCGTTCAGTACATACATAATTTTGATCCTGAGAAATCCAAAAATCCTTTTGCTTACTTTACGCAGATTATACATTATGCATTTCTCAGACGTATTCAGAAAGAGAAAAAGCAATTAGATATTAAAACAAAGATTATTGAAAAAACTGGTTTTGATGAAGTTATGATGGTTGATGATAGTATATTGTCGGGAAGCAATTCTGATTATAATACCATTAAGGATAATATTCAGTATCGTAATAGATGAAGATTGCTATTATAACAGATACTCATTATGGTGCTAGGAAGGGTTCTAAGCATCTTCATGATTATTTTGAACTCTTTTATAAGAATGTCTTTTTCCCTGTATTAGAGGAGAATGCAATAGATACTGTT